GTCTGGCAAGTGGGCAGAATTACAGCAAGAATTTTTAATCGAGCATGAAAAAACAGGAATTACAGTTCAGTCGTGGTGTTTAAAGAAAGGGTTGAACTACGCTAGTGCAAGGCGTTACATCAAAGCAACAGTTGCAAAGGCGAAAGTAAAGAACAAGGTAGGCAGGGCAATAAATGTTATTGCTAATGCAGAGCATAACAATATTAAGCATGGCAATGTTAAACATGGCGGCTATACGCAATATTTTAATGCTGATATTAACGCGTTAACCTCTGAAACAGCATTAGACGATGAATTGGCGCTATGCAGAGCTCGCATTCATTTAGTTGTTAAAACAATCGAAGAAATTCAACGCAGACTAGAGCAAAAAGTTGAAGTTGAAGTGGCTACCAGTTTATATGAGTCGCTGTTTAAAGCTGATACAGCGCTCGATAGAAATATTGCACGCGTTGAGTCAATCACTAAGACGCTATCAACGATCAGACTCGATGATTTGCAACAAAGCAAAATACGTGCTGACACCAATCGTAGTGTAGAGATCACTAAAGCTACGGTAATTAATGCCAAAAAATCAATTGCGCAAACCGAATTGACACGATTGCAAGTTGAGCAAACGCGCAAGGAGCTAGGCGGCACTAGCAAGTTAGACCAATTTATTGATGATTTAACTGATGGTTTAGATAAGGTTGTTAGCTAATGCAGCCGGGTACCGCTAAGTATTCAAAAGATACTTGGTTAACAGAGCAAGAGCGATTTGAACTCGATGAAGCGGAACTGTTAAAGCGCTGTTCAATGTATTTAGATTGCTGGTGGTGGCGCATCAATAATTTGTACATTATCGCTGACGAAACAGGCAAGCCGGTACTATTTCGATGCAGACCAGCGCAAACAGTGATGTTTTGCGTGATGTGGTTTCTGAATATCATATTAAAAGCGCGGCAGTTAGGTTTTTCCACTGCGATTCAGATTTTTATACTGGACCATGCGCTGTTTAATAATGATCGGCAATGTGGCGTTATCGCCCAAGGTATCACCGAAGCAACCGCCATTTTTGCTAGTAAAATTTTATATCCTTATGTGCGCCTGCCGAGTTGGTTAAAAACCGGCAAACGGGCGTTTACGTCTAAAACATCAACGAGCATTTATTTTGCTAATGATAGTTATGTGCGTATTGCTGTTAGTTTTCGATCTGGCACTTTGCAAGTGTTGCACGTATCAGAGTATGGGAAGATTTGCGCTCAATATCCACTTAGGGCTGATGAAGTTCAAAGCGGATCACTTAATGCGATTCATGCCAGTTCGTTACTCTTTGTTGAAAGTACAGCAGAAGGAGCTACCGGTAATTTTTTTGATATGTCGGTTCAAGCAATGGAGTTTCTCGAAGCAGGATTACCATTGACGCAGCAAGATTTTAAGTTTCACTTTTTTCCGTGGTTTGAGGATCAAAAGTATGTGTTAGACGTACAAGACAGCGGTTTAAAGCTCACCAAGCCACAAATTAAGTATTTCAATGCGGTTGAATCTGCAATGAAAGTCACATTAAGCGATGAACAAAAAAACTGGTATATCGCTAAAGAAAGAACGCAAAAAGGCAAGATGAAACAAGAGTTCCCGTCTACTCCAATGGAAGCGTTTTTAACGTCTGGTCGCAAAGTCTTTGATGCTGATGATTTAATGCGTGTAGATGGACGTTGTTGTAAACCGTTGATTGTGTATGACATTGATCCAGTTACTGGAAAAATGAAAAAAGTCACCGGTAATGTCGATTTAACATCAAAAGCAGCAGACAAGTTGAATATGGCAGCAAGCGGTTATCTTTTAGTATGGGAATTGCCCGACGAAGATGAAGACTACGCTATAGGCGCTGATGTTGCAGAAGGGCTAGAACATGGTGATAGAAGTTCACTAGATGTTGTAGCGAAATCAGATGGTAGACAAGTTGCGCATTGGTTCGGTCATTTAGATACAAAACGATTCGCTAAGTTATTGGCGCATATTGGCAAGTGGTATAGCAGTGCGTTTATTGGTCCAGAGCGTAACAATCACGGTCACGCAGTATTACAAGAATTAGTTGATATTTATCCTAACTCACGCATTTATCACGAAGAATACATTGATCATGAAGACAAAGATGATGAAAAGGGTGGAAAGATTGGTTGGCATACGTCAGCACAATCTAAACCTTTGTTAACAGGATCGTTTGAAGATTTACTGGGTAATGATGCTGATGGCCTTAGATGGCGCGGAACATTAGCAGAATTAAATATATTTGTTTATGACAAAAAAGGTCGTATGGGCGCTCAAAGTGGCGGTTATGATGATCAAGTTATGAGCTACATGATAGCGCAAGAAATGAGAGTAAGAATGCCAAAACGACACGTTGTTGATGATTCAAACGCTCCGAGAAATAACAATCACTGGATGGCACGTTAATGGTTGATTACGTAAAAAACAATAAAGACGGGTTTACGCTACGTCAGTTGTTAGATTTGATGGGCGCTATGGATATACAACCCGATTGGCGTAGCCCTGCTAATATTGCCTGCGCTTATTATGATGGCGATCAGTTAAATAGCAAAGTAAGACAAGTATTACAAGAACGCGGTCAACCTGAGATTGTTCACAACATGATTGCGCCAACAATTGATGGTGTACTTGGCATGGAAGCAAAAACACGTAATGATTTGTTAGTCTCAGCAGATGATGATGAGGGTGAAGAAATTGCGACAGCTATCAATGAAAAGTTTAAAGACGCCTGGAGGTTATCAAATGCAGACAGGGCTTGTTCAGATGCTTACGCGGCACAACTAAAGGCAGGGATGGGATGGGTTGAGGTTACCAGAAACCCCATACCCTTTGCACAACCTTACCGCGTTAAATATATACATAGAAGAAACGTGTGGTGGGATTGGCATTCAACTGATATAGATCGTGGCGATGCGCGCTGGAAAATTCATAAAAAATGGGTTGATCTTGATGAAGCTATTGCTACATTCCCAACACATAAAGAAATTCTAGAAAATACAGTGAATGAATGGGCTGATTTTGCTAATACGCTAGATTATGAAGCGCAAGATCCAGAGTTGCACGCAGCATGGCATGATTATAGTTCATGGGATAGATCGCAATCAGAATGGCTAGACTCGCAACGTAAGCGCGTATTACTGCAAGTTGTACAATATCAAGTATGGAAACGTGCCAACGTTATTAAACTGTCAAACGGACAAGTATTAGAATATGACGAAAATAATAAAATTCATGTAGCAGCAGTACAGAGCGGCAGAGTAAAGCTTGAATATGCAGCATTTCCAAAAATGCGTGAAGCATGGTTCGTAGGACCACACCGTATTACTGACAGACCAAGCTTAGCGCCGGATGGTAAAGACTCATTAGTGGCGTTCATAGGTTTTCAAAAAGACAGTAGCGGCGAACCTTACGGATTAATAAGTCGCATGATACCTGCGCAAGACGGGATTAACTCGCGTGTTATCAGATTGAATTTCTTATTGCAAGCAAGACGTATCATTGCAGATAAAGACGCGACTAACTTGAGTGAACGGCGCTTAAAAGAAGAAGTTGAAAAGCCAGACGGATATATTCCACTTAACCCTGACAGAAAAAACAAAAACTCTGTATCTGACGCGTTTAACGTGCAAAACGACATAGGTATCGCTTCACAACAGTTTAATTTGATGCAAAACGATATGAAGCTTATTCAAGATACAGCCGGTGTTTATAACTCGATGCTCGGACAAGACTCTAACGCAACGTCAGGTGTTGCTATCGCTAATTTGGTTGAGCAAGGCACTACGACACTAGCAGAAATAAACGATAACTTTCATTACTCGCGTAATAAAGTTGCTGAATTACTGCTCGCGTACATTATTGAAGATATGCAAGATCAAGATGATGTTGAAGTGACCGTAAATAGAGAAGATAAATCACGTAAAAAAGTTATCAAGTTAAACGATACAGATAACGACGATGGCAAGCGCACTAATGACGTAACTCGATTTAAAGGACATATTGCATTAATGCCAGTGCAATCAACACCAACCTATCGACAACAACAAGCTAATTTATTAACTCAAGCAATGGGTAAGCTTCCACCTGAATCACAAGCAGCAGTCGTACCCATGCTAGTTGAATTAATGGATTTACCCAATAAAGAAGAATTTCTCAACACAATTCGTCAATCTCTTAATATTCCAAAGTCACAAGAAGATATGAACGAAGAAGAATTAGCCTTAGCGCAACAACAACAACAACAAGCGCAAGAAAAGCAACAAATGATTGAAAAAATGCAGATGGAACA